GATTGATAATCTCGAATTGATTAAGATTATCGGCAGCGTCATGAACAAAGATGTAAACTATGAACTCGTTGACTTCAACAAGTCTCGCCCAGGTCATGATCTTCGTTATAGCCTTAGCGGCGAATATATGAAGTCACTTGGTTGGGAACCTCGTATTCGTCTGCGTGATCGTATCGAAGAAGTTGTTCACTGGACTCTTGAACACAACCATTGGCTTTTGGCGTAAGAGGTTTAAATGTCTGATTGCACCGAATTGAAACATTGTGTGGCCTGCGGTTCTGACCGGCTCAAGTTGACGCTTGATCTCGGTAAGCAACCGTTGGCCAATTCTTATAAGTTAAACAAAGATGATGTTCAGTCTGAATATCCTTTGGCTATCAATCGTTGTGAGGAGTGTTTTCATGTACAACTCACTCATGCTGTTGATCCTGATCTTATGTTTGAGGATTATCTTTATGTGAGTGGCACAACCAAAACTGGCCACGAACATTTTGAAAACTTTGCCAGTTTCGCAAAGACTGTTGGTAAAGGCAAGACTGTTCTCGATGTCGGTTGTAATGACGGAACTCAGCTAGACTATTTCAAGAAACTCGGCTACATTACATTTGGTGTTGACCCAGCCAAGAATTTGTATGAATTATCTTCAAAAGAACATGTTGTCTTTTTAGATTACTTCACCGAAGAATGGGCAAACAACTATATCAAGAGTGGTATTAAGACAGATATCATCACAGCACAAAATGTATTTGCACACACAGCCAATCCTTTAGATTTTCTAAAGGCGGCAAAGATTGTAATGCACAATGATTCGACATTGTTGATTCAGACTTCACAAGCCAACATGATTGTGAACAATGAGTTTGATACCATTTATCATGAGCATATCTCATTCTTCTGTGTTCGTTCTATGAATGAATTATGTAAGCGTGCAGGATTATATCTTGTCGGTGTTGAGTGGATGCCTATTCACGGCACGAGCTTTGTTTTCATTATCCGTAAGAAAGATGATGGTCGTAATGTGAACCTTCTCATCAAAGAAGAAGAGGCCAAGGGTCTTTACAATGAACAAACATATATCAGATATGCAAATCGTTGTGATGAAATCGTACAAAAGTTGAAGTATGAATGTGATTTTGTCCGTCAAGGTATGATTGGTTGGAACGTAGTTGGTTACGGAGCACCTGCAAAAGGTATGACATTACTCAACTATTCTAAGCTGCAACTTGATTTTATCGTTGATGACAATCCGCTCAAACAAGGTCGTTTCACACCAGGTTCGAGTATTCCTATTGTCGGTCCTGAGAAACTGGATGAATTGACTGATACAACTTTGTTTGTGCCTCTTGCTTGGAACTTCTTTGATGAAATTCGTAAGCGTATCAAATCAAGACATGATAATCCACATGATCGTTTCATCACATACTTCCCAGAAGTGGCGATAAAAGAATGAACAAGTACGTTTACTATCATCTCTATCTTCCTGACGAAGCTGCTGCTTGGTCAAACTATTTGTTAGAACAATTCAAGATGTGCGAAGATCACGGATTGATTGATGCTATCGAAAAGTTTTATCTTGTAGTGGTTGGTAAGCCAAAGAATGTTGAACTTGCGAAAGGGCTTGCAAGAGCCCTTAGCAATAAAATTGAAGTTATTGAGTTTGAAGATCGTTTCAAAGGTGATGGTGATCTTCATTCTCTAGACTCTGATCTTTATGGTAGAAACACTCGACCAATTACAGAGTATGCCACACTTCAATTAATTTATGAACATGCTCTAAGAGAAGACGCCCACTTTCTATACATGCACGCCAAGGGTGTAACATCTTATGAAAGGCATCTTCGCACAGGTAAGTTTGAAGAGTTTAAAAACTATTTCTATTGGCGCAAGTTTCTTGAATGGGGTTGTGTTGAAGAATGGGCCAAGTGTAATCGGATGTTAGAAGTCTATGATGTAGTTGGTTGCAACTATGCGCCATGGCCTATGAAGCATTTCAGCGGCAACTATTGGTGGTCTAAGTCATCTTATATCAAATCTATACCTGATATTCGCAATGATGATTGGTGGAGAGGTGAGTTGCAAAGACATCCTATTATGCAAACACTAACTTGGCGGTTGCGTGATGAAATGTGGATTTGCTGTAAAGAAGATGCTAAGATTCTTTCTATGAAAAATGCAGATCAGCCGCCGCCACAATCAAATCTTGCTTGTGAGTTTATGCCGCGAAAGAAGTATGCCTAAATCTCCATGTAAAGAAATATGTGACTATGATTCAAAAGTTGGTCATTGTCAATCATGCGGCAGAACACTCAATGAAATAGAAGAGTGGTTTAAAGCCAGTCAAGAGCGTAAAGTCGAAATCATCAAAACCTCGAAAAAAAGGTTGAAGAAATGAAGACGTTTGTTGTGACAGGAGCCAGCGGCTATATTGGCTCTCATATGTGTTATGAGTTGCGTAATGCTTATCCTGACTGTAAGATTATCGGCATTGATAAAGTAAGAAAGTTTAAACTGAATCACTTATACGACGATTTTTACTGTCACGATCTGTCAAAAACAAACTTCAACATTCTTGATCGAATCAAAACAGATTGTATCTTTCATTTCGCAGCACTAGCAATTGTGCCTGAAGGTGAAGCAAAACCTTACACCTATTACAGAAACAATTTGATGAGTAGTGTTAATTTATTAGAAGAAGCAATCTTTTTTGGTGTAAAGAACTTTGTGTTTTCTAGTTCATGCGCCGTCTATGGTAAACCACAAAATATGCCTATAAATGAATATGAGGTTGAACAGCCTCAGAGTGTTTATGCTGAAACAAAATTTATGTTTGAAGAGATTTTAAAAGCAGCAGAAAAAGAACACGGTATTCATGCAGGCATATTGAGATACTTCAATGCTGCTGGTCGCAACGCAGAGGCCAATCTATTTGAAGAGCATGAACCTGAAACTCACCTGATACCAAATCTCGTCAAGTCTGATAATATAAAGATATACGGCACAGACTATCCAACCGAAGATGGTACGGCTATCAGAGATTATATTCATGTTGTAGATTTATGTCGCGCACATATCAAAACATACGAATATATGGAACAAAACAAAAAAGGGATACTTTGCAATCTAGGAACAGGTAAAGGTCACTCTGTCTTACAAGTTGTCCGTCTTGTAGAAGACATCCTTGAGAAGAAGTTTGAGATCGAATATCTTCCTAAGAGAAAAGGTGATCTACCAGAGTTGTATTCCGATGTATCTAGAATGAAAAATGACTTGCAATTCCTACCAGAACATGATATAGTATCTATTATAAAGTCAATGAGGAACTAGTCAGATGCCTATAATCACAGTCAATACAGATGTTGATGTTGATGTTGATATCGATTTGGTAGACTTCGATACGGAAGATATGATCGAAGAAATTGAGCGTCGAGGCTATGTCGTTTGTAACACAAACGAAAAGAAAGTTTCACACACATCTTCTGTTGATATGGAAGAAGTGATCTGGCGTTATACTAGAGGATATATAGAGGATGCAATGATCTTGCTAGAGAGATTATATCCTGATCTATATGGTTTACACAAGCGAATTAAATAAGGAGAAAATAAAATGGAAGTCGTTATTGGAGTTATCGTTATTGCGGGTATCGGTTACTTTGTCTGGAAGGCCGTTAATCCTTCTTTAGTTGAAGAAGCCAAGCCTGCTGAGACTAAGCCTGCCGTAAATGACCAGATTACTGATGCTGTAACTCAGGCAGCTGCCAAGAAGCCAGCCACTAAGAGAGCTTCTACTAAAAAAACTTCTGCGAAGAAGTAATTAAACCAGAAAGGCTACCCCATGCGTAAGATAGTTTTGGCCTCTGTCGCATTGTTGGCAATGACTACTATCAGTGAAGCGCAAAATAGACACCGACACCACCATCATGGGTATCATCACGGTTATCATCACCGACCACCCATGAGGCAGCATTATCATCCTCCTCGTTACAATGCTGCACCTTGGATTGCAGGTGCAATCGGTCTTGGTGTTCTTGGTGCTTTAACATATGACGCATGGGGTAGACCTTATCGCCCTGTTTGCTACAACGAATACATTGGTCTTGATAGATATGGTAATCAAGTCTATCAGCAAAGATGTGAATAAATTATTATTGCGGGTCTGGTATAGATAGATGTGCCCTAGCCTTCCAAGCTAGAGAGGTCCAGAGCGTTACTGGCGGCCCGCTCCATTTTTTATGAGGTTATTATGCTTATCAAATTGACTAATGGAGTTTCTATGCTCAAAGGCAATCCCCTTTACATCAACAAAGACTGGATCGTTTCGGTCTATGAGGCACCTTCGGAAGAAGGCATGATAAAAACCATTGTTTACGGTGGACCTCAAGGCACAACTTGGGAAGTTGAAGAAAGCCCATCCGAAGTCTATAAGAGAATCCTCGCTTCTGAAGTTGGTCTTACGGAAACTAAAAATGACAAACACAAGTGATCTTCCTATCATTGAAGTAGAAAGCATTGAAGAACTGGAAGACGGCAGTGCTTCGATTGTCTTTTCTATGGACAATGAAACATTGAAATTGTTTGCTGGCATTGGAATAAAAAAGGTTCTAATGGATAGCATACAAGAATTGCCATCTGATATGTCTGATGTTGATAATAATGTGGGTTGTTAATCATGAAAGTTTATATCGGTCCTTATACGGATAGATGTTCAATCTATCATTTAGAAAAGTGGTTGCTAGAAAAGCGGCACAAAAAACCATATTATCTTATTAAAGATGATGAGATGAGTTCTTTTGACAGATCATCTGAAAAGTTTTTTGAGGCTGTGCAAGGTGTACTAAACAAAACTATCAATAAGTATTATTACGACAAGAAGAAGCGTAAGATCAAAGTTCATATCGACAACTATGATGTTTGGGGTGCAGATCACACTCTAGCCATCATCATTCATCCTATTCTTATTAGATTGAAAGATTTGAAGCGTGGTGCTCCTCATGTTGACGATGAGGATGTTCCAGAAGAATTGCGTTCGACTTCTGCTCCGCCAAAAGAAGATGAATATGATACGGATGCAAATCATTTCTTGCGGTGGGATTATGTTCTTAATGAAATGATCTATGCGTTTGAATGTGAAAAAGATGAAGATTGGGAAAATCAGTTTCATTCTGGAAACATTGACCATGTTTGGGTGGAAAGTGGTTCTTATGAAGGTGAAAAAACTTATGAAATTGAAAATGGTCCTAATCACACCCATGTCTTTGATAAAGAATCCTTTGACAAGGCAATGAAGCGCCGTCAAAACGGCTTGAGATTGTTCGCCAAGTACTATCACTCTCTTTGGGATTAAAAATGATAAGTTGCAGTGTTTGCAATACTCAATTCGAACCTTTCTTCAAAAAAACAAATCAAGCTCTCAACTGTGCTGCTGATATCTTTGAGCGTGACGGTAAGAAGTATCTTATCGGGCATTATGGTTCAACAATTATCGATGGCCAGCTATATGAGGTCTTGACAAATGAGTATAAGCCTGGTATAATCTGTGATGCTTGTATTCATACAGGAAGAAAAAAAGGCGATTTCAAGTATATAAGCTCCGACAACTATTTTGGTATTGACTTCTGAAAGGATATATGATGACGAAGAATTGGGAATATGGCCTGAACATTCTCGAAGTGCAGTTCAAGCAGAGAGAGTTTGACGGTAAGTGGGAACGTATCGCCAAGATTGTCGATTATGACAATAAGTACACCTATAGCACCGAGAATAATTCTCGCGTGGCATTGATTCCAGAAAAGTGGGTCACTCTTGGTGTTTATGATTATATGCTGGAGATTGTGGACTGATGGCTACTAATCTTCAAATTATGAAACTCATCAATGGGCATGAGATCCTTGGTGATGTGACGAAAGAAACAGATACACACATTACAGTGAAAGATCCTGTTCGTGTTGTGGCTATTCCTTCAAAGACTTCACCCCAAAATCCAACTGTGGGTTTCGCACCTTGGGCAGAATTTTCTGAACAAAAAGAGTTTACAATTCACAAGGCCCATGTTATAGTAACAATGAAGCCTGTGCAGGAGTTTGTTAATCAGTATAACGCCATGTTTGGTGGTATTGTGGCTCCTTCTTCTAAACTCATTGTTCCTGGATCGTGATGAAAAATTTTTATACGAATGTTCAAGTCTATGGTTCTAAAATTCTTTTCAGAGGTGTTGATAACGGAAGAAAAGTCCGTTTAAGATCGGACTATCATCCTACACTTTTTGTATCTTCATCAAAGCAATCAAAGTTTACGACAGTTACGGGTGAATGTGTCTCTGAGATTAATCCAGGCACAATCCGCGACTGTCGTGATTTTGTTAAGCAGTATGATGACACAGAAGGGTTTAAGATTTATGGCAATCAAAAGTATGAGTATTGCTTTATTGCTGATCGATATCCACATGAAGTTGATTGGGATTTAGATCATATCAGCGTTTGCAATATCGATATCGAAGTGGGCTCGGAGAATGGTTTCCCTGAGCCTGCAAGCGCGTCTGAGCCTATCACAGCCATCACATACAAGATGGGTGATAAGTTTGTTGTTTTTGGCTGTGGTGTATTCAATAACACACGCGACGATGTTCGTTATGTAAAGTGTCGTGATGAGATCGATCTAATCAAGCGTTTCATCGATGAGTGGACTGGTGATTATCCTGATATCATCACCGGCTGGAACGTAAAACTATTCGATATTCCCTATATTGTCAATCGTATCACTCGTCTTCTAGGTGAAGAAGAAGCACGGCGACTTTCACCTTGGGGCGTTTTGAATGAAAGAGAGGTTAACTTTGGGCCAGGTAGACAATTCAAAACTTACATTCTTCTCGGCATATGCTGCTTGGACTATATCGACTTATACCAAAGGTATGCTCCTGAAGGCAAATCACAGGAATCATACAAACTCGATAACATTGCCCATGTTGAACTCTGTGAACGTAAGTTATCATATGAAGAATACGGCAACTTGCATACGCTATACCGTGACAACTATCAACTATTCATTGAGTACAACATTAAAGACGTTGAACTAATTGATCGACTTGATGATAAGTTGAAGCTGATTGAATTGGCTCTTACTCTTGCATATGATAGTAAGACCAACTATGATGATGTGTTTGCACAAGTTAGAATGTGGGATGCACTCATCTATAATCATTTGCGCGAAAGAAACATGGTTCTTCCGCCAATCACAAAGCATAGCAAGAGCGAAGCATATGTTGGTGCATATGTGAAAGATCCTATTTTGGGTATGCACCATTGGGTTGCATCGTTCGATCTAAACTCTCTATATCCGCATTTGATTATGCAATACAATATCTCTCCCGAAACTTTCTTGGAGCCTAATAACTATGAAGATGTACATCGCAATGTTCTCGTTCGCGGCGTTGATGTTGATAGCCTTCTTGGCCAACGTGTTTCTACAGATGGTCTTGATGGTTGCACCTTGACACCTAACGGTCAGTTTTTCAGAACTGACAAGCAAGGCTTTCTCGCTGAAATGATGGAAACTATGTACAATGATCGTACAAAGTACAAAGAGAAAGCTATTGCAGCCAAGAAAGAACTTGAAAAAGAAAAAGATCCTGATAAGAGATTTGAAATTGAAAAGAGAATTGCACGATATAACAATCTGCAACTTGCTAAGAA